TCATCCATCGTGCGGGTGACGAGCCTATTGATGAGCAAGGCGGGGTACGCTGTGGTAAGCCAGTGTCGAAAGACCTTCGTGAAATGGATGAAGAGACACAGCAGAAGTGGCGTAGTGTTACGTGCTTCCGCTACTTGTACTCTACTGTCACGATTGCAGACGCTACTTTGGCAGATGGAACAAAGGCTGAGGTCAAGGATGTACCTTGCCTGTTCCGCATGAAAACCGGAAGCTTCATGGCCTTTAATGCTGTTTTAGAAGCAACTAAGTCTCAGCGTCTGAAGTTCACACAGGTTGAGAGTGTAATTAAGACTGTTCGTAAGAAGCGGGGTTCTGTCAATTACTTTGTTATTGAGATGCACCCAGACATGTCTAACATCCGTGAAATCACTGGTGAAGACTTTGCATTTATGTCCAAAATATTAGAAACAGTTAACGCTGAGAACAAGAGAATTATTGGTAAACACAATGATGCTTTACGTTCAAAGCAATCAGACTCTAACGATGAGAAAATAGTTGCTGAAGTAGAAGGCTATCTAGACTCTGATTTTGATGAGGCATCTTAATGTCTGAAATACCTCATCAATACGAGGTTCAGATACGTGAGTACCTGTCTAAGTTGTCAGCGGGGGAAGCTCCCCCCGTTGATGATACACTGATAGATCAAGCGTGTGAGGACTTCCGGAATGCGTTAGTTAAACAGTTCACTAGAGATAATGAACGCAACTTTACTGTACGCATGTCAAACGCAGGAAGACCTCGCTGTCAACTGTGGTTTCAAAAGAATCATCCAGAAGAAGGACAAGCGTTTTCGTACGACTTTATTATGAAAATGTTGCTCGGTGACACAATTGAAGTCTTGTCCTTGCTTTTGATGCGAAGTGCGGGTATACCAGTAGAATCCTACCACGGAAAGGTAGAGCTTACTTTTGATGACGATGTGTCCATCCAGGGCGAATACGATGTAGTCATCGACGGCAAAGTCTGGGATATCAAATCCGCTTCTCCTTTTGCCTTTGAGCATAAATTCAAAAGTTTTGAAGATGTCAAGAACGACGATTCATTTGGGTATGTCGCTCAGGGCTTCGGCTACGCTAACGCTAGTGGAATGCCCTTCGGTGGGTGGATTGTAATCAATAAATCTACTGGAGAGTGGAAGTTTGTTGAAGCAGACAACTCTTACAGTGAAGAATACAAAGGCGTTATTAAAGACACGATTAACTACATTGCGACTGACAAAGACTTTGAGCGTTGCTTTGATGAGATAGAAGAGACGTTTCGCAGTAAACCTACAGGCAATAAATATATTGCTAAGGAATGTATGTACTGCGATTACAAGTTTAAATGTTGGCCTACCCTGCAGTATAGACAAGTAGCGGCTTCTCAAGCTAAGAATAAGCCTTGGCGATACTACACGGTGTATACCGATGACGTTCAGTAAGGCGGCCAAGAAGTATGGATATAGATCTGGCTTGGAAAAAACTGTTGCTGATCAAATCAAAAAGCGGGGTCTTCGTGTTAAATACGAAGACTCATCTTCAAGAATTAGCTTTATACAACCCGCTATTAATCGAACGTATACTCCTGATTTTATCTTGCCTAATGGTATTGTGGTTGAAACAAAAGGCCGGTTCACCTTAGAAGATCGCAAGAAGCACCTATGGATACAGGAGCAAACAGATTATGATATACGATTTGTATTCTCCAATTCTAAAGCAAAGATTCGTAAAGGTTCTAAAACATCCTATGCGGATTGGTGTGTTAAACACGGCTTTCTGTACGCAGATAAACTTATACCAGAGGAGTGGTTTGATGAGTAGAGTACCTGTTGACTTGGAGCAAGGCGAGGCGTTTTTTCGTATGCGGTTAGACGATGATGGAATACCGTGCTTTACATGTGGCATATACCCAGAAGATGAAACCAACGAATTTAACAACAACGAGATACTGACACTTTTTATGGCGGGAATGATTAGTCTATTAAAAACCGATGTTGACAACATACTTTCAGAAGGTGTTAAGTATTTACAGAAGGGTAATAGACCCTATGACTTTATAGTTAATAAAACCGATCAAGAATACTACGATAACTTGAGTGATGAACAGCTTGAGCTATTAAGTATGGATACGAAAGGAGAAGCATGATGTCTAAGGATGATTACGAATCTTTTTTTGAAACAGTAAATGCACAATACGAAAACGATGTAATTACGCTGACAGATTTAGATACAGGGGATACTATGTCCGTTGTAATAGATGAAAACAACCGTGCTACTGCAGTGGATATGGTTAACTCTCCTAAGCATTATATCTTACGTGACGGATTAGAAGTTAAGGACGTACGCATTGCGTTGCTTCAAAAACTTATGACAGATGGTATTGTCATGCCGTACGAAGACGCACACGAGTGGATGACTGCGTGGGAGTATGTTACTCGTGCTCCTTTCAAGAATGGCCGTGAAGACCTAGAGAAAGCGAAGTGGTACTTAGATTCAATTATAGATCGTATGATTGCTAGAGGGGAGTTTCGTTTTGACTCGCAAGATGATTAAGATTAAGTTGCCAGAAGGTCAACTGGTCAAACTACTCGGGTTCACTGAAGAGATGTTACGTATGGTAGAAGCCAATGAACTCTCAGCAGAAGAAGAACAAGCGGCGAAAGAACTTCGTCACATTTTTAACAAGACTTACAACATTTACAAGGAACAGGCCAGTGAAAGTTAAGATTGACCTATCACGTGATTCCCTAATATCCGTACAGGGTATGGCCCTCATGAAAGATTACTACATGCTTCCGTGGGAGGAATCCCCACAAGAAGCGTATGCGAGGGCTGCGGAGGCGTATTGTTATGGGGACTACGAGTTTGCTCAACGTATTTACGATTATGCTTCACTTAATTGGTTTATGTTCTCTAGTCCTGTCCTTAGTAATGCTCCAAGTGACAAAGGCTCCAGTAAGGGTTTGCCTATTAGTTGTTTCTTATCTTACATTGGTGACAATCTTAATTCCCTTATTACCCACCCTGAAGAGGTTGCTTGGCTTTCTGTAAAGGGTGGTGGTGTTGGCGGGCACTGGTCTGACGTACGTGGTATTAGTGATAAAGCACCGGGACCACTCCCGTTCCTTAAAGTAATCGATTCTGGTATGACTGCTTGGAAGCAAGGGCGTACTAGAAAAGGTAGCTATGCGGCTTATCTAGATGTCAGTCATCCTGACATTGTTGAGTTTATTAGCTTTAAAAAACCGACTGGAGGAGACTTCAATCGGAAATGTTTTAACATTTTTAATGCGGTGAATATCACCGATAAATTTATGGAGAAAGTATATGCAAACGCAAACTGGGAACTTAGAGACCCTCATGACGGAACTACAAGAGATACAATCAATGCTAGAACGCTTTGGCACGGAATACTTGAAACTAGGTTCCGAACTGGCAGTCCTTACCTTAACTTTATCGACACAGCCAACAGAGGCTTACCGGAAAGCCAAAGAAAACTTGGATTGCGCATTCATGGCTCTAACCTCTGCAATGAAATCCACCTCCCAACAAGTGAAGAACGCACAGCAGTCTGTTGCCTCAGTTCCGTCAACCTCGAAAAGTACGACGACTGGAAAGGAACACCAATGGTTAGAGACTTGGTTAGATTCCTTGACAATGTACTCCAATACTTTATCGACAATGCACCAGAAGAACTTAGAAAAGCTAAATTCAGTGCTGAAAGAGAACGCTCGCTCGGTCTAGGAGCTATGGGATTCCACGGGTACTTGCAGAATAACGGCATCCCGTGGAAGGGCATCCAAGCTACGGGTGTTAACTACCAGATGTTTAGGTACATTAAGGATGAAGCAGTCCAAGCAAGTCAGCAACTGGCCAGAGAACGTGGGGAGGCTCCTGACATGGAAGGTACGGGGATGCGTAATGCCCATCTTCTGGCGATTGCCCCCAATGCTAACAGTTCCATTATCTGTAATTGTAGCTCTTCTATTGAGCCTATTAAGTCTAATGCTTATACCCATCTTACTCGTGCAGGTGCTCACCTTATCAAAAACAAAGCGTTAGCTAAGGTGCTTGAAGCTTACGGTATGGATACTGATATTGTCTGGCAAAAGATTATTGCCGACGAAGGCTCTGTTCAGAACTTAGAGTTTTTAACTGACAAAGAAAAAGAAGTGTTCCGTACCGCTTTTGAGATAGATCAGATTTGGGTAATAGAACACGCAGCTATTCGTCAAGAGTTTATATGCCAAGGCCAAAGCGTAAACGTATTCTTCCCATCAGGTACAGATAAAGAGTACTATCGGTTGGTACACGAAAAGGCGTACACTGACGGACTTAAAGGTTTGTATTATTTACGTACGTCAGCAGGTGTTACTGCTGAGAAGGTAGGTACACAAGTACAGCGTCAAGCTTTGAAAGACTTTGAAGATGGAGAATGCGTAGCTTGTCAGGGCTAAGAAAGCAATTCAATAGGGGCTTGTACCAACAGTACGATGCCCTTGCTCGTGAAGCAACTATTGAGTTTTTGTCGTCACAGGGGTTTTCGGTTATTCCGAACCCCGATGACTACGCTCAAGACTTAGTCGTATCCCACAAAGGACGACAGTGGTTAGCCGAGTGTGAGGTGAAGACTTTATGGAAACACGGGGACTTCCCGTTTGATAGCGTACAGCTACCTGAACGTAAGAAGAAGTTCTTCAATACGCTTACTACATTCTTTATATGGAATATGAATCTGACCAAGGCTGCGATGTTTTGGTCAAAGGATGTGGCAACACTGACTCCTGTTGAAGTACCGAATAAGTACATAGCAGGTGGGGAATACTTCTATCAAATCCCCCTAGACATGGTGAGGTTTGTATCTCGTGACTAAAACAAAAATCTGTAACAAGTGTGGTGTAGAACACCCCGTAACATACTTTTATAAAAACTCCACTAAAGCCCACGGAGTACAGGGTGAGTGTAAAGATTGTTGGCGTGTCTATGATGCAGAGCACCGCATGTATCTTAACGGTAAACGAGTTAACAAGACGCATCCTTTATGGAAACCTGGCAGATACAAAACGTTGGATGATGCTTGGAGCCACACAGAGATAGATAACAAGACAGTAGAAGGCCATGTGTATGTTGTTAGTAACAAGGCATGGCAGGGTTGGTATAAGGTAGGTAAAGCTGTAAAATCTG